ACGAAACCAAGCGCCCGCAAAGCCGCGGCGGGAAGGTCCGGGGCGGCGACTGGGAAGCGATGCGGGACGAGTCGCAAAGGCTCCGGGCCGTCTGAGCGAAACTATGCGGAGATTGCGCTTGAATATGCGCGCGATGTAGTCGCGGGGAAGATTCTTTCCTGCCGGTGGGTCAAGCTGGCGTGCGATCGGCACCTGGGTGATCTGGCGCAGTCGCGGAAGAAGGAGTATCCGTACAAATTCGATGCGGCACGCGCGAACCTGCCATGCCGATTCATCGAGCGACTGCCGCACGTGCGCGGGCAGTGGGCGCGGGTTCAACGTGGGCACGCCAATCGCATCCAGTTGGAGCCGTGGCAGGTATTCATGACCTGCGCGATTTTCGGTTGGATTGACAAAGCGACAAAGTTTCGGCGTTTTTCAGAAGCCTACATCGCCGTGCCGCGCAAGAACGCGAAGAGCACTTGGGCCGCGGCGGTTGGGCTATATATGCTGGTGCTGGACGGCGAGCCTGGCGCCGAAGTGTATAGCGGCGCGACCAAAGAAAAGCAGGCAATGGAGGTGTTCCGAACCGCCTGGCGGATGGTGCGGAAGACGCCGGCTCTGCTGGATTATTTCGGCGTCGAGTCGGCAATGAAGTCGCTGTATCGGACAGAAGATGGCAGCAAGTTCGAGCCGCTGGTGGGCGATCCGGGAGACGGCGCATCGCCGAGCTGCGCGATCGTAGACGAATATCACGAGCACGATACCTCGGTGCTGCACGACACCATGCAGACGGGCATGGGGGCGCGCGAGCAGGGGCTGATCATCGATATCACCACGGCGGGGAGCAATCCCGAGGGGCCGTGTCACATCTTGCAGCAGGATGTCGAAAAGGTGCTGGAAGGGCTGATCGAAAACGATGCGTTGTTCGGCATCATTTACACGCTCGATCTGGAAGCATACGAGTTCAACGGCGTGCAGTATGCCGCCGACGACTGGACCAGCGAAGAGTCGCTGCGCAAGACGAACCCGAATTATGGCGTGAGCGTCTATGCGACGTTCCTGCTGAAGCAACAGCATGACGCGATCCAGAGCGCACATAAGCAGAACACGTTCAAGACAAAGCACCAGAATATCTGGGTGAACGCGGCGACCGGCTTCTACAACATGGAGGCGTGGCGCAAGTGTTGCGATCCGAGCCTGCGGCTGGAAGAGTTCCTCGGTGAGACCTGCTATGAGGGCGTGGATCTGGCATCGAAGGTCGATTTGGCTTCACGA